CCGCCAAACTTCGGTAGGGTTCATGCCTTCATCAAGCATCTTTGCCGCTTCTTCTGCTGCTTTAGCGTTCCATTTTTTCGACTTCGGACCGATAAACGTACCCAGCGTACCGCCTGCGCTTTTAGGTGCAAACGGCATTGAGCCGGTTTCCATAAGGCCTGCTAATTCCAGAGCGGACTCGAGTTGTTGCTCGTCGGTAGGCGAATAATAAAGTCCGGTGCTTTCGTCCAGCTTAGGCCGTCCAAGCCCGGTATTAACCTGTGTATCGAACCATTCCTTTAAAAGCTTTGCCGCCTTTTTCGGATTCATGGCGGCTGAGGCAATCATCGAGTCATTTTCGCCGAAATCCTGCTTTTTTAAAGAGTCGATAAAGCCCGGCACGTTAAGCCTTTAATGCTTTTAGTTCGTCCAGAGATAGGCCGGCATGAGCCGAATTGGTAATATCCCTTAATCGTTGTTTTTCTGCGATAATCGAGGAGGCAGGCGTGCCGTCCTCAATTGCCCTTAGATGTTGCGCGTCCAAAGCCCTCAAAAGCGGCTCACGTTCGCGCCTAAGCCGTTCTTTAGTCATCTCGACGCATTGGTTTATGTCGAAGGTTAAATCGTGCTTGAGCGCAAGCCTGAACGTTCTGTCGGTCGGTATCTCGTTATCCTGGACAATGCGAACATTAGTAGCGCCCGCCGGAACATCGCGATCTCTGAGAAATTCGATATATTGCCGCTCGGTCATATCTTTAACTTCAGGCAATACTCGCGCTACATCTGCCTGCGGTGCCGGTGTCATAATCGATGTTGCGCCATCCGGCGCGGTAAATACAATCCTCATGTTATTGGTCTCCAAAGGCTGCTGCAAAATAAGACGTCGGGTCCGCTGCCGCAAGCGACGAATTGAAACATCTAAGCACAAACACGGTAGAAGAAGTTATTGATGATGTGACAGTACCAAACAAAGTCCTATATATTCCTGGCGTAATACAATAATCCGTTGTGCTAAAGCCCGTCGCCATTGTTATAGTGACGACGCCGGGGCCTGTGTCGGTAATGCTTGAGATATTATGCGATGCCTCTGTAACTTCATTGGCGTCGCATTTAATCCAAGCCTTAGCTACGCCAGGGTGCCAATTGACATTCCCCGCTGTGGCAAACTGGGTCGTGCTTGCCGCCGCCTCCATTTCGGACTGACTTGCAGCCTGTGATGCTGTGACAAATAATGCAGAAAATGTAGTTAAGTTAATTGAGCTGATTCTTTGTAATTGCGCGGTTGATGCGTCTGACAACACAATCTGATACCATTGATTCGCTTCAATGTCGCCCGCCGCCAAAGCAGCTCCGTTAAGCTGAATAGCGATTGCGCCAAGACTGGAAACATCAACGGTTGCAGCGCCGGTATTGGGTGACGCGCCGGATTTAAACTTCAACGTCACGCCTGCCGCATACGCGGCTAAAGCCGGAGCCGGGGTTAAGGTCAAGGCGTCTGCCGTGCCGCCCGCCGTTCCGCACCATTGCACAGCGCCGCTTTGCACCTGTGACACATTAGCCGCGTCCGTTGCGCTGGTGCCGTTCGCCATGCCGGTGACTTTATTGCTGCCCATAGGCAGGTTTCCGGTCATTGCTGTTTGGCCGTCTTTGGATACCGATTGAGTCATCGCCGTTTCTACATCGGCAATCAACGTGTTGAATTTGGCTGACTCAATTAATGTGCCGCTGGACGCAGGATACGCGCCGCCGCTGACTGTGGCGGAATAAGCGCCCGAACCGTTTCTACTCATTTATTCACCTGCTGCGATTAAAATATAAATAACGGCTGAAATAATAAAAACCTGAAATAACATCATTGTTTTCCCTCTTTTGGCTGTTCTAACTGATATAAAATACTAGGCACAGCCTTTGGCGGTATACCCGCATTGATAAGTCGGTTCGCTAAGGCATTATAAATCTTTTCTGTAGCCCCTGCTCCCGCTCCAAGCCCATATGCCGTCTGTCCCATTAAATGCGGTGACTGTACTGCTAATGCGCCTAAAAGACTAGGGTTATAAATTGACGCGCCCGCCGTTCCCGATGCAATCACTTTTCCCAATCCTCGCGGAGCTAATGAGTTAAGCGCGTGTCCGGCAAGTTCGGACTTTACGCCTTCCATACTCGGCTGTGATTCTAGCGCATCCAGCAATTTTTGACGGTTGCCGAAATTCGTATTTGCATTATTGCGGCTGATTGAAAATAGCTTTCTTAGTGCAGTATCGCTCATTGTATTAGCGCCCAAAGAAAGCCCTTTTTCTATTTCTAACGCACGCTTAAACGCGTCTTCGGAATCCTTCATTGCATCAAGATAGCCAGGCAATTGATCTCCGATTTCCTTCTTTACGGCATGATAGGCGTCTTGAGCCATTTGACGCTCTGCCGTATGCGGCTTAGTATCTCTATAGATATTACCAAGCCCACGCTTAAGCGCGTCGAAGTCCTCCGGCGTTGTCAGTTGTTTGTTTTTAAACTTGTTTATCAGGCTAACGATTTCTATTTTTTTGGCTTCTGCTCCGGGATTAATATTGATCCCTTTATGAACATTTTTGTTTAATACCCGAGACGCCGCGTCATTAATCCCCTTCCAGCTTAACTGTTGGCCCGATGCCAGAATAGGCGCCATATTGGCTTTGTATCGCGCGAAGTCGTCCGCCTGTAGCGTTTTTAGAGCGTTCTTAACCTGGTCTACGACTTCGGAAGCATCCGCGCCTCTTATCATCGCATCCTGAAACCGTCTGGATTTTACGCCGGGACCGGCAAAAAGGTCTTTACCCGCTTTCGCCGCCTCAATTAATACATCGCCGCCGGTATGTGTTGCAAGATTGCCAATAGCATGCGCGGCTAATTCGCCGCCATATTTTCCGGCTAATTTTCCCGCTTTGGACCCTGCCTTTATCGTATTTAAAAGCGGATCGATAGCGCGTCCGGCCTGCGTTATCTTTGCGCCTGTCGAGGCTAAGCCCGGCGCTTTAGACAATAAAGAACCGCCGCCGGTCAGCAATACTGACGCGTCAAGCATTACGCCTGCCGGGTCATTAGAAAGCGCATTTTTCCAGCCTTCTTCGCTGCCATACCTTTTGAAATGCTCGCCTACCGCGCCCGCTTTCGCTTCGACTTCGCTATAGTCTTTGTTTCTGCCAAGTTTACTATTAATCAGATCGTTAAATTTCAATACGGACTCGGGCGCAACATTTCTTAAGCCACCTGCAGCTATATCGACGATATTGCTTGCGGTATCGACCGGGTGAATGATTGCTTCAGCCGCGCCTTTTGCCGCATTCAACGTTGATTTTAGAAAGTTTGAAACGAAATTTCCAGGAACCTCCGCCCAATCGGGCGCTGACTCTACGCTAGGCGTTTCAGGTGGAATTGAAACTGCATCTTCACCATCAACAATAGGAGCGGATTCCCAGGCGTTCTTATCTTTTACGATAGGCGCGTTTTCCCATGCTGGCATTATGGCTTTCTCCGTCTTTTCCCGTCAGGCGATATAAATTCAGCGCCGGATGGAAGCGCGTTATATTCATCGTCGCTGTTTATTTTAACTGCTTCGCCGCTTATTACAGAAGGCTGCGTTAAAAAATCCTTCATATCGGGAATAGGCTTGCCATAGTTTTGATAAACTTCGCCTAACAGCTTTGCCTTTAATTTAGCTCCTCTCTCGTTTATTTTCTGTATTTCTCCCAAACGTTTTAATATGAAATCCTTATTATTAAGATTTTTTGCTATCTCATTGAATGCCCTTACTGAATCGCCTTCAGTTTGTACGCCTTTATTGAGCCTTAACGAATCGTTTCTTATTTTTTCTAGCGTTGCCTTAAATGTTCCGTAATTAGAAGCTTCAGCGTCTTTTGAGTTTGTACTTAATTTAATTTCATTAATGGCATTATTAATTGGTCCCAAATCAAGCTGGCCGCTTTTAAGCTGGCCTACTATTGACTTAAGATCGGAAGATATTGATGACGACGTCGCCATTTCGTCTCGGTATTCTTGCACTAGTTTTAACGCTGGAACAGGCAGCGGCTCCATTGGTTTCTCGTTTAAACGAATGTCGCTTTCTGCTTGTTTCTTTTTAATATCCGTTTCTATATCAAGCGCCGCCTTATCCTGCATGGACGGACCCATAACCGGACCAGATCGACCGGCTCCGCCTCCAAACTCTTTATTATGATATTGCGTAGGATTACGCTTGATTTCCTCTATCGCTCCGTCCTGTCCGTATTGGTCAACTAAATGCTGCATCATCGACGGTCTGATATTAACTGACATATTAACGCCGGGCTTTTGCGTCGGCGCTAAATCAGGCACGGATCCGCCTGTAATATCGGTACCGCGTCCGTAGCCTTCTCTGTTGTTTTCATCAACAAACTTATGAAGCTTTTGACCCTCAATTCCCGCGGTGATTGCCGCCCGTCTTTCTGGGCTAGTTACGGCTTGTTGATACTCAGTCATTGCTGCGCGGCTTGGAATAAATGATCCATCGGGCAGCCTAAAGCCTTTAACGCCTCCGAAGGTCTCCTCTTTAGCGCCTGGTGGGACATACCATTGCCCCGGCGTTCCGCTGTTTAATGCGCCGCGTTTCGATCTGTTCATCGCCAATTCAACGGCTTCCTTGGTCAGTCCTGCGCCTGCAAGTTTCCCCGGCGCATCGGGCGCGTTAAAATCCATTCCCGTTAATAATGACGCGCGTTCTTTTCTAAGCTGCGCCTCTTTATCGTCAGCCTTTCTATCGAGATAAGCGCCGGACAATTGCTGCGCCACCTTTCCGATTGCCGCCAAAGGGCTGACCGGGACCACATAACCGCCCGCCATTTGATTGGTTTGGAGCGGTTGCTGACCTTGCTGCATCAGCATTTCAGCTATGCGCCTTCTGCGTTCGATTGCGCGTTCGTCGTCTATCAAAGGCATGTCAATACCCTCTTCCAAAAAATTGCGGCTGATTCATCATTGTATCCAGTATCATTTTACGCCGCTTTTCTATTTGCATCGGCGTATTCGGCAGTTCCGGGTTATTCTGGTCGTTTCTAATGCGTTCGGCAAGTAATAACGCTTGCTTCCGTGCGCCTTCTTTTTCAATATCGGGGCCGGCAAAGTTCGATAAGTTACTGCCAATATCCTTAGCTTGCATTGCGCCTTTAATAAAAGGCTTGGCTGGGGCAATGGCTGAATTTAAAGAGCCCCAAAAGCCCGGATTACCTGCGGCTCCTGCGGTCAAACCTGGAGCCAATGCACTGGTCGTACCGGCTGCGCCTGCAATTAACGGACTCGCCGCGCCCGCGCCAAGCGCTCCGGGTCCTGCGGCAACTCCGCCCGCCGTTCCCGCCGCGCCTAAAGCCGCAAGGTCGCCTGATATTGCACTCGTTGTTCCGACTGCGCCTGCGATTAATGGACTTGATGCGCCTGCGCCAAGAGCGCCTGCGCCACCAAGAGCGCCTGCGCCAAGAGCGCCCGCCCCGGCTCCTCCTGCTGCTCCTGCTGCTCCTGCTCCTGCTGCTCCCGCGCCTGCTCCTGCCCCTGCTCCTGCTCCTGCTCCGGGGCCTGTAAAGCCTGAAGCCGCGCCGCCTGAAAAGAACGAAGCAGCCGCGATACCTGCCGCATCAATGGGCTTATTGCGGATAAAACGGTCAATATCGCGAGAAATCGGCACCGCATCTTTTACTTGCGTTAAGCCCGGCGTAATAAATTCGGTAAACTGCTGCAAGCCGCCTGCGATTGGCGAAATTGCTCTATTGCCCGCCTCAATGCTTGCTGTTCCTGCGTCATGTACGCGATTGACGGTGTCTTTTATGCCGGGCACATAGGTCATTGGGTCCAATGCCCTGGCTATTTTCCCAACCGGAGAAGAGTGCTTATCCGGATCGATGAACTGCCGGTAATCCGGCATTTGCTGATAGTCGCCCCAATTAATCATATTAGTAAGCCCCTATCGCTGCGCTGCCTAATGACCCTAGCAAACCTGCGCCTGCGGATATATTGCCGCCCAATGCCGCTTGCTGTGCGTTGTATTGATTCATGGCCGCTTGTCCTTTATTAGCGATTCCTTGAGCGATCGGAGCGGGGGCTACGTTTGCACCTGCCTGGTAGCCTAAACCGCCCGCAAACGGGTTATTAACTTGAGAACCGGATTGTAACGCGCTAAGCTCATTCAATGGCGTTTGCCGTTGCGCTAACATTTCCGCAAGCGCCTGTTGTCTCGCCTGCGAATCCATGCCAAAGTCGCGCGTCGCCTCTTGGCCGCCTGCCAATATCGCCTGCTGCCGTGCGTCCGTTTCCTGCCGGTCAATGCCTTCCATTGCGGCTTGATAGGCTTTTGTGCCGGGCCGTATCCCTGCCGCTATTAATTCAGAGTTGGTATTGTCTCGACGCCCTGCAATGTCGGTATTAACCCGTGACATCATCGCGTTAATGACATCCTCGCGCCGCTGTCCTGCGCTCATTGGCGCATTGGGGAGGCCTGAAAGGTCAAGCCCACCGCCTGCAAGAGCACCGGCAAGGCCAACGCCTTTCTGCCCCATAATGTCTTTAGTTGCTAGGCTTTTCTCATATAGCGCTTGCTGTTCCGGCGAAAATTTTTGGGTAATCGACGGGAGTGCGCTAATTATTTTCCCGCTAGGGCTTTTTAGGTAATCCCATTCTACCGTTTGCGACCCAAACGGGTTTTCTACGTTTGGATTATTAATCTGCCCGGATGCAATAGCTGCCTTAAGATTAGCTGCGCCTTGCGCTTGCGCTGCGCCTACATAATCCGGAGCTGGAGGGGGATCACTTGAAGGCATATTCTTTTCCTAATAAAAATTTACAGTTTTTGGCCGATAGGGTGCATAACACCATATCGCCATTTGGGTGCGCATCCTCAAGCCTGTATTTTTCAACATAGCCTAAATGCCGCGTCAATTTTAAAATTCGCTCATTCGATGCTGCCATGAATGCAATCATCATTTCAAGCCCTGCCTGAATGAATGCGTAATAATGCACGAACCAAATATATTGTCGTGTCGGATACGCGCCTTTTTTAATACAAAAATGCACATGACATGAACGTCCGTTAAACAGATTATAGCCGGTTACGGCGATTAATTCGCCGTTGCGCTCAAGGCCGATACAGACCACCATGTCGGTGCCGACGCTGCCCGCTTTATCGCCGAGCCACTTCTGACAGCGTGATAATTCATTGTCAATGATGCGGTAGGCTGTCATAAAACGCCGCCGTATTCGTAAACATAATCACATGACAACCATTGCACGGTAAGCGTATTCGTTGCCAGCTTTATCTTCCCTGCCGCCGAATAACCCAGCCATTCCTCCGGTGACGCCCACTCCTTAACAACCTGCAAGCCTGAAGTCCAATAGGATTCGCCCCAAAGCGCCGTATCCCAAACCGCGCTATCTGTTACGGTATAGGAGGCAAGGCCAGTTATCTCGTTATCCTCAAAATCAACATCGATGTCGATTAAAAATCCGACACTTCCGTTGACAGAAAGCACGGGACGGAAAAGACGAAACTTTTTGAGCCGCCCCTGACTTCCGAAATAATTAAATGCGGTTTTAGCATAAGCCTCAATATTTGCTCCCTGATCACTTACGCCGGACCATGCCTTAATAACGGCGGTTCCATCACAATAGTATAACTCGCTGTCCAATACCGCAAAATGCTCGGCATCCCATCCGGTAAACTTGCACCAAGCTTTGGTAATCGTGTTCATCACGTACTGGACGTGTTCGCCATCCTCGGTTATCGGCACATTAACGATAAAGGCCGATTGATTAGGAAGCAACGTCATGTTCCAGCCGAAAGTCCCGCTATAGGTTCTCGACGCCTCATTAAACAAGTTCTCTATTTTTTTAGAGACCGCCATCGCATAGTTAACGCCGGTTTCCTGTAAGACAGTCGCAAGTGAAAAAACACCGTTCTGCGTCAGGATAATAACGTCTGAGCCTACCTTGGTCATGCAGCGCCGACCGATAGGCTTACCAAGAACATAAACACCGACTAAAGCCCATGTGGAGGCTGAGCTTGGGTTAGTTCCCTGGTAGACAATCACTTCGCCTTCCGACGTGATAAACGTCATGCGGTCGTCGGGGCCGCTACCTGAGTCTACGGTCCAGCTTTGAGCCGCCATCAAATAGCCGCCCATTTGCGCCACTCCGGATAAGTCGAACTCGGTTAATGCGCCGCCTGCCGCGCCTGCGGCTAAATACCAAAAGGATAGCGTGTTTTTTTGAATAAAAATCAGCCGGCCTTTGTGGATTGCCAATCCGATTAAATCCGTTGTAGTGACGCCGGTTAAAGCAGGGGATGAAGCGCCGTCTACCGCCGTCCATGTCGAACCATCGTAATAGAGCGGCTTATCGACGCCGTTGACCATTATTAGCCAATTGCTTGTGCCGTCGCCGAACATCAAATGTTGATGCTTGCCGTCGGTACGTGAGGCAACCGAACTGCCGACCGCCCCGGCACTGGTCACGTCGTAAACGCCTGACGCCGTTGCGCAAAACATTTTATTGGTTCCGGCAATGCCATTATGAACGGCAAGCGTTTTTCCGTTTCCTGTCATGCCGGTGGCATGGGACGAGGAGCCGCCGCGAATCTCTACATAGCTTGGACGCGGAAACCAATTATTTAAAATAATCGCTTCCGTTGGCTTCATTTCAGCAATGGAATCTGTCGCATTCAAGCCGCCAATTGGCGACGGAAAATTCTTGATTGCGCTGATCTGCCGACGACCGCCCGGCCTTTGGTCAGCCGCTACTCTCACGGCACTGTCCAGTTACCATTAGGCACAAATATGCCCGGCTTAATCTCCTGGCCGTTGCCGTCTGTATATAAGCGCCGCTTGCCGCCATCGCGCCCCATCGCGTCCTTAACCTGAACTTCATAGGTATTGAAAAGCTCAGCATAGCTTAAACCCTTCTCACGCAACCAGCGCCAACGAAGGCCCATCATTACCAAAGAATCCGGCAATAATAGCGTATCGGTATCCGCGCTAAATTCGGACTTGGTGGTCGTGCCGTTGGTATCAAGTATCCAGTTTTTAGATTGATACTCAAAAGCCCAGGTATGCCCTGCTGTCGGAACCGGATTGACTAAAAGATGATTGCCGCGAAAGCGGAATTGAAAACGTGGACCGCTGACGGCCACCGCCTTTAATGCCTGCCATTCCTGCCCGGACATAGGGCCGATAACGGGGAGTTGGTCTGTTCGATCCCAAATGGTGTTGTTGCGGATATAACGAAAACCGAAGGGTGCAATATCGTCAATATCGCCCTGATCCTCCGCGGCTGTCGTTGTATGCGTTTCCTCAATCGTTAAGCTTTGCCAGTCGTGACGGGAGGATAAATCCTCGCCTTCTTCTTCCAGCAAGCTCATGATTTGTAATATTTGCTTGTCGCTTGAGCCGGTAACGGTTGCGGGTGACGGTACGCCGGAACGCTTACAAAACCGTTGAACAATGCTCAATAAAGTAGACATCAGTGTTCCATTAAGTTTGCAACGTCAATCGCATCAATAACGACGTCATCCATAGGCATATTTACCATTGCTTCATGCTGCGCGATCAACTCATTCATTTTTTCCTTCAGAACAAGCATGTCCGCCTTTAGGTTTTCGTTTTCTTTTTTCAATGCTGTGATTTCCAGCGTTGAAGCACCCGCTTTCTTGATATTCTTAAGCCACGCTGTGGCTTTGTTTTTTAATTCGATTGCGCCAATGCCGACACGCCGTACGCCTTCGTCATTCATTGCCGCCAACTGTTCGACGGTCAACACGTGCATTTTAACCAGTGTTTCCTGTTGCGCCGGTGAAATCATGCCCCAGCCTTTAATCGGTGTACCTTCGAGCGGCAATTCCTGGCCTTTAAGAAAATAGTTGTATGCCTTTTTCTGCGCATCGACCCATGACTGAGGGACGCGCTTATTCGATACATCTGTTTTCAACTGTTCAAGCCAAGCATCGACTTTTTTAATTAAAACATCTTTGGAATAAGGAGGCGTAATCAAAGCATAATCGACATCCTTTGCCACATAATGCCCCGCTGCCACACTTGCGGCCTTGTCCTCTATCGGTCGTCGTTCAAACCGGATAAACGGCATTACCGCATGTTCGTCTTGATCTATAAATTCAAAAGCCATAAAAACCTTTTTAAAAAAGCCCCGGCGAACCGGGGCAGGGGGGGGGTGAATTACTCAGGGAATTGGCAAAACACGATTTTAGCGGACGCGTCAATTGCGATAGCACAGATATGATCTGTCACTAACGCGGATACATCCAGCGTTCCATCGGTTGCGCCAACGGGTGTTAACGCGTTGCCATCTGCGCCTGCGGTTAAGGCAGTTGTCAGCGTGGCGGGGCCGGTAATCTGAATCCAGCCGTATGCGCCATCATCAACTGCTGCTTGCCAAACGCCTGCGCCAACTCCTGCGGAGTCCGAAAGATCGGATGTAACCGTAGTCGTTGCGCCTGCCGATGCGCCTGACGGCGCGTAAACGTACGCCACATTACCGGCAACTGCGGCAACATTGCCCGCGCCGTTATTGTGTAATACATATTTGTACTTCTTTCCGCCTTGCTCGTGATAAATCTCGCCCAATGAAAACATTGGGTCGGTATCGATACGGGTAACAAGGACGCCTGCAAATAAACTCATTTCAGTAGCCTCTCTATAGATTAAGGGATGATAACGCCTTGTTGAGCGCGGTTAGAACAAACAAGATTACCCATCCAAAGCATCGGCATAACAACACCATCCTGATTAACAGGGCGTTGCTCCGGCAATTCGGTCAGGTCAGCATCTTTGTGGACATGCAGTTTCAGATAATCCGTATTCAGCATGTAGGTATGGTTTGTTGGAATACCGCTGTTGCCGTCATAGATTACATCCGCCTTTTTGTACTTCAGCGTTGCAAAACCGGCGCTCGCTTTCTCGCTTGATGCGTAGCGTTTCAACGAAACCTGGCTGTTTTCGAAAAATTGATAATGGTTGTTATCCATCACAATCAAGTCCGGGCAATCGTCAGGGCCTCTGTCCAATGACAACCACAGCGGCAACATGGCCGAGCCTTCAATAGTCGTTGCTGACATTGTGACCGAGTTAACGCTTAAATCGAAAACGGTATTCTGCCAGAACGACCAGGTATTCGCATCGATGCCGCCAACGGTGTTCGTGTTCGTATCGGCAACAATCGCCTGCAAGCCGTTAACCTGATTGGCTAGAGCACCATCAGAATACAAATCAGAAGAAAAGTTGTTGGTAAAGGTGCGGATCGCATTACGCATTTTGGCTTTTGCCAAATCGATGATTTTAGAACCGCCTGAATTTAGCCGCATTTCACGACCGGATGAAATAACATTGACAGCGATTTGTCGCCATTGATATTCCGCTGCGCTGATAACGTCAGAAGCCGAAATATCCAACGTATCCCAATCGGAATAACGCTGATAAGTCCCGTTCTCTGCGTAATCAAGAGGCACAGCAATGGTATTACCGCCGTCCTCCATTACATAATTGCCTCGCTTTGTAATGTACATATACAAGGCGTTGCGGTTGGAGATGTTGTCTTTTATCTGTTTTTTGTGTTTGCGGAAGGTGGTAGAAACCAGCTCCGTAAATACGCTGTTTGGAGATGCCATGATAGAGCCTCGAAAGAAAATAAAAATGAAAGTTAATCATTTCCATCAGCTAGCGGCCTGTCAGGCTTTTTGCAGTTGGTTTGTGATTCGGCGAATGCGCCTATTGCCGGGTTTCTGTCGGAACCCCGGCGATTAGTTGATTATAAAAAGATTTTTCGTTAAATGTCAACGGTTTTTAATTGCTCTGAACGTTTCGCGGAGCGTATCGTCTATTGTTCCTATTTTTTCGCCTGTGACACGGGTGGAGCTTCGAATATTCGTGCTTGCCGCTTTCTTTGCTGATTCCGCTTCTTGTCTCTTGCGTTCTCTTGCCTCGTTGAGCTTATTGTCGATTTGCTTTTGCAGAATTTTTTCCCTGATTCCGGGATTAGCCCATATTGCGCGGTCGTATGCGGTTTGAAGATCGACGCCGGCTTTTAGCTGAATAACCATGTCATCAGCCACTTCGTCGAAATACTCATGACCCGGCTCATCGGCGAAAGCCTGAATTTCCTTATTAAGCTGAGCTTGTTGCTGTGAGATATAAACCTGCTGCCGCTGTTGCTCCATCTGTTTAAGCTGGTTCAACTCCTGCCGTATCGCCGCAACCTGCGGGTCAATCTGGGGCTGACCTTCTTGCGGAATCAGACCGGAGGCTATGCCGATTTGTAGGAAGGCTTCCTGCCGCTGTTCAAGCGAACCTTGCGTTATCGCCCGGTGATGCTGCATCAACGACTTTATACCGCTGATTTCATCGACGCCTGCGGCTCTAAAATCCTCCATGTACGGCGACAATTCCTGTACCATTGTTTGCGCGTAATGGTGGCCGTTTTTGTATTCCTCGATGCCGTCCAGCATTTGTTTTTCACGCAGCTCAATATAGTTTTGCGCTTCCGGCGTTAACTTATTCCATGTTTCGTGCTGCTCTTTGCTCCACGATTGCGGCGGCTGCTTTATGGTTGGTTCGGTGGTCTTTTCTTCTTGTCCCGGCTCTCCCTCGCCCTCGCCTTCGGCTTTCTCTTCGGTCTCAGGATCCTCAATAATATCGTCGTCACCATCGTTGCTGCTTTCCTCACTGTCAAAGCCAAGCCCAGAAGCAATATCAGCAACACCGCCGTCAATATCAAAATCGGAGTCAGAACCTTCGTCAAAATTGTCTGTTTCATCACTCATAAATTACCTTTTTTATAATGTTTGTCGTTCCATTTCAATCGATACGCCGCGCGATAACTCCGCGTCCATCGCTTCTTTTTTAATCGTCGGCATTTGTTCCAGTTCCCTATCGACGGTTTCATCAACCAGTCGATCCAGCGCCTTGTCATGTTCAATGACGCGCCGGTCTGCGTCCTGCTTCATGCCGGGGTCATATTCGATACAGTCATGCTGCGCCAAATCCTCGATATGCTCCCGCTTGTTGCGGATATGCCGCCCGGTAACGGGTGAATCGTATCCGTTCCAGTCGAACCGCATATGCGCCGGAATGGCAACGGTTGGCGCCTGGTTTATATACTGCTTGGCTTCCTTGCCGCATCGTGAACAAGGCCAATGATTAATGTGGTCTTTCATGCGGAGGATGATTTCCATCTCGTTTCCGCATTCACATTTGTAGGTATAGGTCGGCATTAAATCACCAAATAAATTGCAAAACCGATTAACACTGAAATTAAAATTTTGCGGTAAATTTCATATTTAAATTTGTCGTAAACAACGACAAAAAACATATAGGCTAAAAATCCCGCAAACGTGAAAGCGTTCACTACTGGACCACTTTGTAAAACAAAGCCACATCAAGCTGCCCTGTTAGCCAATCGATTGAGATACCGCTGGAACAATCGACGCCATCGCCAAGCCAAACCGTATTGGATCCGCTTGCTGCCAGATTGATATAAGCCACTGCCGTACCGGCTGCGCCGGTTGCGCCGTTAACGATAACCGCTGTCGCCGCTGCCGGTGTGCCTGCGGTCTCTTTGGTCGAAAACCCGACTAACCTTAGCCCGGCTTGCGCTGCGACTGCCGCATCAACATCCGCCGTAATCGTCGCATTAACATCGACACTTGCGGCTTTATGTAAAGCAAAACCGCCTTCGTTTACTAAATTACTCATTTTAATCCCCTTACATCATCAATAATAAAAGCGCCGTATTTTCAGCCTGCTGCCGCGCTTGCATTTCGGCAAAGATAGCTTGTTCCCGCTGAAAATTCAAATAATCTTCTAACTTTTCGTATAAATCGATTAGTTTCTGTACGCGCTTGGCATTGCGCATAAACTTGTCCCAATCGATAGTGTCCTGTTTCGGAACCCGATAGGGCTTAACGATCTTTTCCGCCTGCTCGACAATCTCTTTATTATCCGC